AAAACTTCTCAGCAGTTCGGTAGAGTAATATCTATTGAACCGTCAATGGAGATGATGATTCCTACTTTCTTGGAATCCGCGATCAAGGCTGCCATTATGGGCAACTCTCAAGCCGTAGATTGCGTTCGACAATTGTCGTACGCCTTCTATAAACTGGAGGTAGACTTTGACGAAGAAACCGTCGACTCCTTCCTCAATCAGTTTGAAAAGACTGATCTGGAATTGGGTCAAGCAATTAATTGTGAAGACCATAAAGTCTTGCAGTTGATTGCTGACATGAAACTGATTATCGCTCGGGTCCTTGGAAACTCGGATCCGCGCGATATCAGACCATGTCACGGGAGCGGTAGAACCGCTTGCCGAACGGAAAATTGGGATAAGTGGCATCTACTTAGGTATTATCCTAAGCTTGACCACTTCTTTCCATATTCGGACTATTTCTTCTTCTCCCCAACACATCTTGTAGATGAGTTGGATAAGTTGGAGAATAGTCAAGAGTCTATTCCTCGGGCACGTGTTTGCCTTGTGCCTAAGGATTCTCGAGGTCCCCGTATAATTTCATGTGAACCTGCTGAATTAATGTACATTCAGCAAGGTCTCATGCGCTTATTATACCGGACGATAGAGACCCACTATCTTACCTCTGGTCAGATAAATTTCACTGATCAGCTCATCAATAGGGACCTAGCTCGCTTAGCGTCAATTAATGACGAAAAGTGTACCATAGACCTTAAAGATGCGTCAGATCGAGTGTCTCTTCAACTTATACGGCTTGTTTTTCCGCCGTTATGGGTTGAAGCCCTCGAAGCTTGTCGCTCCGAGGAAACACTCCTTCCTGATGGTAGGATTGTAAAGCTTAACAAGTTTGCCCCTATGGGTAGTTCTTGTTGCTTTCCAGTTGAAGCACTCGTCTTTTGGGCGTGTGCAAAGGCTGCAATTCGTCGTCGTTATCCCCGTTCCAGGGATGACGTCTACGTTTACGGTGATGATATTATTACCGAGTCATATTTATATGAAACGGTGATAATTGGGCTTGAACGCATTGGCCTTAAGGTCAATGTCGATAAGTCCTATGTTAAAGGTCCATTTCGTGAGTCGTGTGGAGGTGACTATCATAATGGTTATGAGGTCACTCCCATTAGAATTCGCGAAATCTTTAGCAATCACGGTACCGGTCTTTCAACTTGCGCTGATTTGTGTAACAATCTTGTGCACAAATTTGGATACGAGGATGCTTTACCTTTAATTCGTATTATCGAAGAAGAGGTGGGCTATGTGTATCCGAGGACCGAATTGAGTCTTCCAAACTCGATTCGTACGGCTCCTCGTGCTAGTAATGATGTTCTATTCGGAAGGAGATGGAACAAAAATCTCCAAAGATACGAACATCGGATCTTGACTCTGTCAAGCAAGGCGTTAGCCAAGCGTGCCCCTGGCTGGGGCGAGCTCCTTAGGAAGGAGTTGAGTCGAGACCGCGAGACCGCAGGTTTGGGCGATGAATGGCATGACGAAGCTGAAAAGCTTCGGCGTGCTGTTACATCGTTGGAACCTGGATCGTACACCGATGTCCATTCGGTCCGTAATAAATGGACTTGGACCTGGCTTGGTTAAGCTAGGTTTATAGACACCGACGTTTGTGGCTCGATGCCACAGACGCCTTTTTATCGGCGTCTCATGGGAGGGAATTTCCGGCATTAACTGGAAATTAACGCAGGGCTTACCCTCCC